TTTACTTCAACATCATCATCGACTAATAATGCTTGATATTCTATCTCTGTAAGGCCTTTATAAGACTCTTTGACAAATTCATCCTCGTATTTATAATAATGCTTTATAAAGCCATTTTTTTGAATTAATGCATCTTTGAACCAAGTATAAAACACTTGCCATCCGTCATTATCCTTAAATATAATATGGTTTATGTATTCAGTGGCTTGTTTTGATACTTCTTCATCTTCCTCAGATACAGGTTCAAATTTAACTATATCGTCTCCTGCTGTGAATATCCTTAACAAACTAGGAAGAACTGACTCAACAGCTTCCAACACATCACTTGATATAACCTGAGATCTTCCTTCTACCTCATTACCAAATGGCTCAGAATTGTAATAATCTAATGCTAGACTTCGTTCTTGGACCAATTTACCGTTCTGATACCCTAAAGCATCAGTAATTTCGCGCGTAATAGTACCTTTTAATTCGTTTTCTTTTTTTTTGTTTAATTTCATTGCTTATTATTTTTATATACTATATGTAACGCTGTTATATGACTAAAACTAAATTTAGACAATTTTTAAAATATCTTGGTATTAGCCAAGGTCAATTGGCTAGGGAGTCAGGTCAGACGAGAACCAGTATAGGTAATTATTTTAACGGCCGTCGTCCGATTAATACGTTAATGGCGTGGGGTCTTAATCTCAAAGTTGAAAATGAGGACCTTAAAAAACAAAATGCTAGACTATCCCAGAAGGTCCGTACTTTAAATCAGAGGACCAAGAACTAGACTCGTTTAAGCCGATTGCCATATACCGCATTGCATCACAGGAATTACTTTCGGTTCCGTGGTGCGGTGTTGACGTTATTTCACCTAGTTGATTTGTTTTCCATCTATATTGCTTTAAACAATTAATTAAATAGTCACATTTTTCTTTTTCAAAATAGCAACGTTTTAATACCATCCTTAAAGCATTAATTCCTTCTTCTACTTTTAACTTAGGTACAGCTTGTATAAACCATCCTAAATTGGAAGCTATCTCTTGCCTACTTTTACCCGTTCCTAATTCTTTAACCACTATGTCATGTCCTGCAAAGTGATTATCATAGGTATAAGGTAGTTCCTTTAATTTATTAGCGTAAAATTCTATACTTTCTCCTGCGCTTTCTAAATGATCTATTATATGAATTGCTGAACCTTGCTTTTGCACAAATACGATGCTGAAAGCATCGCGGTAGCCAATATCCGAAAACGTGGTTACAGGTAATTCGGGTATATGAGGAACTGTAGTAATACGTTTTTCATCCTCTACCAATTGCATGGATTTAGAATAAATTCCATTTACTACCCCTGCATCAAAATCACATAAAAACTCAGTAGCGTATTCTTCAGGACTCATCATTAACTTTAAGTTTTCCAATTCGTCCTTTGGAATAATTTTAGTATCTTCAACAGTGTATTTTTTAACAAACCAATCTTTCTTGCCTTTGCTATTCATATACATGTCATAAAAAAAATTATGACCTGAAGGAGTTCCAATGGCTATTAGCCATCCTGTTTTTTTATCCATTTGGTGTCTATCAACCAAAGCTGGTCGTAAAACCTTTGTAATTAAATCTTTATGCAATAATTGACATTCATCTAATATTACCCCGTCAGCGTAAATACCTCTTATAGAATCAACACTAGATCCATCAGCGCCTAGAAGCTGTATTCTTCTTCCACCAATCATGTCACAGCGTAATTCTGTTTCATGATACGTTGTATAAGGAATATTCTTCGTTAATAATTTTAAATTATCCCAATGTATTTTTTTTACCTGCGAATAGGTAGCCGATATAATATAATACCTAGGATTAGGTAAAGTATTCTGAAATGCTTTTTTTAAAGTTTCAGCTAATGCCCAGTAGCTTTTGCCAAATCTTCTATGACATGGGAGTACATTAAAGCGTTTAATCTTTTTATGTAACTGTGCCTGATGTTTTCTAGGTTTATACGGTATTGTTACGTTCGTCATTCATACTTTCTACGGGAAGATCATGAATAAAATTCTACTATATATTTTTAGAACCCTTGAATAAAGTCCTCTAAGTATTAAAAGGGGTTGGCTAATCTTATTTATTTTTTCGGTTGGGGTTGCCTGCCTTAAAATCAGCAGAAAACAGCCAAATAATAGTCAAAAAGGATTAATTATCCCTTCAAAACCTTAGAAATCAGCCATTTTTTATTATTTTTCACAAATTTTAATTAATTTTTAAGATTTTTTTAAGATCTCGTGAGGTTTACAGACTAAAAAGAACGCTGAAAAGCAACAACAGATACAGTTCAAGTCTAATTTACCTTAGAATACAGCCATTAATCATGTCAACCGTTACAAACCGTTACATTCCTTTTTAGCTTCTTTTATGTTGATTTGATCTGTTTTTATCTTCTTTTTGTTGTTTATTACTCTTTGTTTGTACTTTGATGTCCTTAGATCCTTTGCTATTTGATTTGTCTTTACTATATCCAAGTACCTTATAAAGGCCAGTCCAATCATTTCTCGAAGCTAACTTTAATCTCTCCACCATCTATTCCACTTATTTCCAATTGGTCTTTATTACCATATACTCTTGGTGCTAGTTTGCTTGCTCTGAATGTTTGTAAGTTAATGTGATGTCGCATCATGTTGACAAAATCTCTGTTAGTTCTCCCCGCTTTATTCTCATCTTTAGCTTCCTCAAGTGCTTTTGAGGATAATTCTTCTGTTTCGGCCATCATCCATTCAATACCGTCTGCTTTTGCATCTGTGTATCGTTTTCGTAAATTTGGATCTTTGTTTAACCATTGTCTAAAAGACTCCCACCAAACACCATGATTTTTTAATGCTTTTTTAATGCTGATGCCATGCGCTAAATCATTTAAGATCTTATCTATAAGTTCGTCTGATTTAATGCTTGGTCGTCCTGTTTTTTCCATTTATCGTCCATATGTTTGCTACAATACCATGTTCTCATGTAATCATTACTAAATATGCCTATATCTCCACAAATAGTGCATTTTTGATATTCCTGCTGTTCTTTCCGCGTTTTTCCAAAAAACCAAAGGCCACTAATGGATAGTTTGTGTTTCCGTTTCGCCATGTAATGCTAAAAGTTGGTTAGAAAAGAGATTTGCTTCATTATCATCTGAAAATCCAATAATTTTAACAATAACGACTGGTTTTCCATCATCATCACTCCTCATTACTGTAAACTGTAAATTGTCGGGGTCGAAAAAAAGCATTTTTTAATAATTCCTCCGTTTCAAACAGTCTAAGATGGCGCTGGGTTTTTAATCTATTATATAAGTGTTTAATATAGTCTGATGAAGTGTCAGCATAATCTGATATTGTGTTTATTTCCCCGCTTTTCATCCAGTCTAGCGCTTCTTTTTGTATAAATTTGTTAGAATAGCTAGGTTCTGGGAACAGTCCCAAAGCATCTAAAATAGCTTGGATTATTACTGACCTCCAAAGTGTAACCTCTGGTGTCATAGTTTTCCCTGATTTTTAACGGAATTGTAGTGTTACCAAGGTTTTAACTTAGTTGTTAACAGTTTCATACCAGTACAAATAGTGAACATGTTTTTTTTAAAAAGATATAATATTGTATAATATTGTTTGACATATAACATTGTTATACATTATAACAGTGTTATGAATAAAAAAGACAAAAATTTAATAATTAATAGAAAAAATATTGTTGTTAAAATTTTTAAATTTAATTCTAATATTTGGGTAATTGATATTTATAAACCTAAAAAACCAACACAAAGAATTTGGAACAATACAAAAAATGGTAAAAATTTTTATTCATTTAATGAAGCAAAAAATTTTATTAAGTATGATTACAAGGGGTCTCAATAATGAGCCATCTATCAGCTTCCAATTTTGTTAATATGCCTACTATCAATAAAGATTATATTGAAATTAGACCTATTGAATTAAAAGAAGCACAAGAAATAGTTAATAAGTTTCATAAACATAATATTCAGCCACAAGGACATAAATTTTCTTTAGGTATATTTAGAAAACAATTAGATAATTGGAAATGTGATGATTATGAAGGTTTACATGATTGGGTAATTATAGATAAGTTTGATACAGACGATGATAGTATTATTGAATATTATGATCCTGAATTTGGTGACGTAAATTATAGTGAAAAATACGATGCTTATGTATTAAATGTAGGCGGGGAAGGTATTTATGCTAGACCTAAATCTGAAGGTAGTATTTTACTTGGCGTTGCTACTGTTGGATTACCTGTTGCTTGTCCTCTTAATGATGGTCAAACATTAGAAATTACTCGTATTTGTTTTGTTAATGATGATGATGAGCCATGTTTTGATAGCCAGCTTCCACAATTTAATAAAGATCATGCTTCACCTGTACCAAGCATGTTTACATCTGCAATTATTAAAAAAGTTAAAGAATTAGGATATAAAAAATTAATTACCTATACAAGAATTGATGAACCAGCAAAATACTTAAAAGCTGTTGGTTTTGTTATAGAATTTACTCAAACTAGAATTAAGAAATGGAAAAGTAAAAATGCAGATAAGATCTATAATAAATCTGCACCAAGTCTTAAAAATCGTTGGAGTATTAAGTGTGCATAGAAAGGAGGTAAAATGAGTGATCCAATGCGATTAGCGTCAACAATAGCGTCATTAGGTGCTATTATGGGCGGTGGAACTAAAGCGGATGATTTAGCTTGGAAAAAAAGAATGATGAAAGCTGGATTTAAAGCGTATGATCCTGAATGGGATTATCCAGAAAGTTTTAATGCTAAAACTGGAACGGAACAATTAAAATTGTTAAATAAAATTATAAAATTTAACTTAGAAAAAGATCCTGTAAAAGCTAATAAAATACTTGAAGGTAAGGGGAATTAATTCCCCTTACTTTATTTTAAAATATTCAATTAACATATCTAAACCTTCTCGTAACAAATTCATTTTAGGTCCTACTTTTTTATCTACAATACAACAATCCCATAACACGTTATTATATTTAACAGCATATTTTAAAGCTTGATGTAACTTTTCATAAGAATCAATTTTATCTACTGCTATATTTTGTTTAGATCCATGTATCATTACTAAAAAACTATCCCAATTAGGCGTTACTCTTTCCTCTATATTGGCTCTTTGACCTAATTCTCTCACAATAGCACCAGCCAAATATCTTTTTGTATTACTTTCTGCATTAATAGGATTTAATAATTTCCTGTTACGATAAACTATTAAAATATGGTCATCAATTC